CAAATGGAGCCAACCCTATCCAGGTGAAAGCCGGTATGAACGCCTTTTCCGTGCCCAGCGTATCCTACAGCTATCACGCCATGTGATGTTGCTGGATACAGTAGAGCCAGTTAAGGATTTAACTCAAGCTCAAGAATATCTCAAAAAATTCCAACTAGGAGAACGATAATGGGAACACCAGTATATATGGATATCAGTGAAGCATATAGTATCGTGCAATGGCACGGTGAAGAATATGGACATCACAATCTCTGGGGTGCCCTAAACAGCATGGAAGCGAATTGGGATGACCTAGACAGCATGGAACGTGCGGCCTATAAGATAGTTAATCGAGAATTACAAAAAGCGGTTGTAGAAAGCGAAGGAGGCCAGATTGACTAGCGCAGAGGCGCACCAACAAGAATTAGAACACCAAAAATATCTAAAAGAAAACCACGTGTGTTCGGTATGTTCATGCGATTATACAGAAGATGAAGGCGGCACTGTAGGTTATATTGGCATATTACCCGTGGCTTTTTGCCCTACCTGTTTAGCTGGCGTAATTGACATGGCCCAGCAGTATTTAGGCGTTGAAGATCAATGACTTACATAGCCCAAAAGTGGTTGACAAAAATTAAATTTGATAGTATAATGTTTACATACACTAAAGAAATTTAGTGTTGAGTTGTTAGCGAATAATCGCATAATCCTTAAGGAGAAACAAATGGAAGATTTAAAAATTAGTAATTTAAGACCGTGTTTAGTTTTTGTTGAAGTTGATGGAAAAACAGGTCAAGATGTTAAAGTAATAGATAGTATTTCATTCCCTAAAACTTACAAGAGTCTTCAAACTCTTCAACGCGATTGGCAACGTGATGCCGATTCTGGAAGATGTTTAGATTACTGGCAGTCAACACGTAAAGAAGGTGCCGAGTCTGCCTTAAAAGTAGGTAACAAAATATCTGTTCGTGTTGGACTTATTCCTTTTAATAAGGAATAATATCATGAAAATCAACGCACTTCTATTAGAAGATTTTCTTCGATCTAAAAGAGAACTCAGAGAAGCCATAGCAAAAAAACAAGAAATGGACGAAGACGAGTGGGATATTTATGTTGATGATTTTTGGGATGAGTTTGAAATAGCTTGGTATGCTTTATTGGATGAGTATGATAAAGAAGAACTCATAAAATGTGGTCTTATTCCTGATAAATTTGAGGAAGAAACCCCAATTTATTTGTCTCAATGCTCGTTATAAATCAATGACTTACAACACCAAAATACCGGTTGACAACAGCCGGTTTTGGTGCTATAATACTACTATAATAAGAAAGCAGACAACTGCTTCGTAACGTTAAACTAACATAGGAGCAATAGACAATGAACGGTTTCGTAAAAATCAAGAACGGTAGTTATCGCAATCAAGAAGTAAAAGATGAAGTGTTTCCACTCATCAAACAATTCCAATTAGGTAGCAAAGGTGGCTTTATCACTGTAGATGGTACTGGTCGTTTCGGTAAAGATAAGATCCGTATTTCAGTGGGTAGCCCTACAGACTACGAACTAGTAGAAGCAACAGAAGCACCTGTAACTGCACCACAAGAAGATGATGAAGCAGTTATCAATCGTATCGCAGAACGTTTTGAAATCCTAGATGACATGACCAAGGCAGTATTAAACGGAGATATCCGTGCTATGATCGTAGCAGGTCCTCCAGGTGTTGGTAAGTCATTTGGTATCGAACAACAGCTAGAACGTGCTAACTTGTTCGATCAGATCTCAGGCCGTAGAGTAAAATCAGAAATGATCAAAGGTACGGCATCCGCATTAGGTATGTATAAGGCACTTTACAAGTATAGTGATAGTAACTCAGTTGTGGTATTTGACGACTGTGACAGCATCTTACTTGATGACGTATGTCTTAACTTGCTTAAAGGCGCACTCGACTCAGGAAAGAAACGTAGGATTTCCTGGTTAGCAGACTCGCACAGCCTACGCAACGAAGGTATCCCAGACCAATTTGACTTCAAGGGTGGGGTTATCTTTATCACGAACTTAAAGTTCGATCAGATGAAGTCACAAAAAACACGTGACCACTTGGATGCTATCCAATCACGCTGTCACTATCTGGACTTGACATTAGATACCATGCACGATAAGATCTTGCGTATTAAGCAGATCGCCCGCACTGGCGAACTGTTCGCAGACTTTGATTTCAACCAGTTTGATCAGGATTTGATCATTGAGTTCATGCAAGACAATCAAACTAAACTGCGTGAAGTATCATTGCGTATGGCTATCAAGATAGCACAACTTAAGAAGAGCTTCCCACTTAAATGGGTGGCATTAGCTCAAACAACATGTATGAAAGCAGGAGGTTAATATGTATTTCCATCCAATATGGACAAAGAAAATCTGTTTATTTTTAGCGTTAGCGATATTATACGCACTCTTACCCGCAAACATCCGAGAAATGATTGGTTGTTTTGCAGTGGGCTGGATGTTCGTGGATATAGCTGATAAATTTATTATCTAAGGAGTAACGTATGTGGGACAAAATTAGAACATGGTCGTATATCAACCGAGTAGAAATCACTTGGTTTTTGATAGGCTTGTTTACAGCATTTGGTATTGATGCACTAGAAGAAAGTAATCTAATCGCCGCTGGTATCAACTTTGGTCTGGCTTGGTTTAACTATATCCTAAGGAAGATCTAATATCAAAACTGCGTGATCTGTATAACGCATCTATTAAATATTATTAACAAGTTCCTACCGTACTTCACTATTGTCTAGCTCCTAGTGCGGTAGCCTCAAAGCCCAGGTAGAAATACTTGGGCTTCTTTTTCAGGTTGCAATCCAATTTTAGTGAAGGTATAATAATAGTATGTTAACCTATCCTTCTGTAGAAGACTATTTGGAATACTTGGCAGGCTATGAAGTGGGCATCACTGCCTTAATCATGCCTAACATTACCAAGATCAGCTTGGCACGCTACGATATACAGATAGTCAACAGCATGGCTAATGCTACTATGTTTGGCCTGGCCCTAACTGAACGGCAAGCTGAACTAGCAGTTAAATTGATCTTAAAGTATCGTAGGCAGTTCGCCAAAATGGGCATAGATGTCTCCCCAGTCGAGAATCCACAGTATCGTATACCGCCGCGCAAGATGGATCGCACCAAACGTATCTGGACGGCTGATGGGAAGATCCAGGCGAAGTTCCCATATGATAACGTCTTGATCAAAGACCTACAGACATTCAGAGAGTCTAGCCAAGGACATGCCCACTATGATCGTGATAGTAAGATATGGTATCTAGCTTTAACAGAATACAATGTCAATTGGATAGTCACTTGGGGTGATGCTAATGAGTTTGAAGTTGACAACGGTGTGCGTGAAATATTCTATCAAATACTTGAGTGTGAACAGCAACCTTTTGAGATTAAACTGGTCCAACAAGATAGTGAATATACCATTACTAATGCGGCTGATAGTTTGACAGACTATATCAAGGATCATGCAGGTGGCTTCGGTTTAGATAATTTAGTCAAGTTGATTGACCATGCTGGCTTATGTGGCTACTCCATCGATGATAGTGTCGAGGTATCTAGTTTAGCATTGAGATACATCGGAGGAAAACACACCACACACGTAGAACCCAGCGAGGATAATCTCAACATGATCTTTGAGTATGCTGAGATAACTAATAGATATCCCATCTGCATTTATAATCCTACGCTGATTGATATAGATCTAAGTCGCTTTGAGGAACGTGATATAGTACGCTTTGATAGAAATGGTAAGACTCCCACTAGCGATTATGATCCATATGGTGTTAAAGTAGTATATGCTCAGAAGATTCCCGCAAGTTGGGATTTTCCTGTGCCTTTGTTGGTGACTACATTTGAGATGATGTTTGGAGGAAAGCGTATGAGTTGGACACAGCGTGCAGAAAAGATCATCTACTACAGCACCACACAACTAAGAGAAAATAACTAATGGCCCTAGCCCGATTAATAATCAAAGATGAAGTTAATGTAAAGATAGAAGGTCTAGACTTACATGAACGCAAAGAACTCAGCAATAAGTTTAAATATGAAATTCCTGGTGCACGTTATCTGCCCGCAGTTCGTCTAGGTCGCTGGGACGGCAAAGTAGCATTCTTCCAATTAGGCGGCAGCACTTATGTTAATCTATTACCTGAGATCATTCCTTACTTAGACCAACAAGGGTATCATCTAGAGCTAGAAGACCTACGTGATTATAAAACACAGTATGACTTTGAAGAAGTCACCGAAACAACGTTTGAACATATCATGTGGCCTGCTCGACACCCTATGGCTGGCGAACCAATCGTATTAAGAGATTACCAAGTTGAGATCATTAACAAGTTTTTAATCAATCCACAATGCCTACAAGAAGTAGCCACAGGAGCAGGCAAGACACTGATCACGGCTGCATTGAGTTATTGCTGTGAACCACATGGACGCACTATCGTCATTGTGCCAAATAAATCGTTAGTAACACAAACAGAAGCAGATTACATCAACATGGGCTTGGATGTTGGAGTTTACTTTGGAGACCGAAAAGAGTTTGGACGTACACATACTATCTGCACTTGGCAGAGCCTAAATATCCTATTAAAAGGTAGTCGTAATCACGAAGTAGACATCACTATTGGTGAGTTCCTACAAGACGTTGTCTGTGTTATGGTTGATGAAGTACACATGGCCAAAGCAGATGCACTTAAAACTCTGCTGACTGGTGTAATGGCACATATACCTATCCGCTGGGGATTAACCGGCACGATTCCTAAAGAAGATTACGAATTTGTCAGCCTAAAGTGTTCAATAGGTGATGTTATTGGCAGATTAAGCGCCAGTGAATTACAGGAGCAGGGTGTACTAGCCAACTGCCACGTAAATGTCTTACAGCTGGTTGATCATGTGGAATATAGAGATTATCAAAGTGAGTTACGATATCTATTAGAAACAGAAGGTCGATTAGATTATATCGCTCAATTAGTAGAGTCGATCCGTAAATCAGGTAATACACTGGTCCTGGTAGATCGTATCGCTCCAGGTAGGGCATTGATAGAAAAAATTAAAGATGCTGTATTCGTGTCAGGAGGCACTAAAGCAGATGATAGAAAAGAACAATATGACGATATTGCAACGATGGACGACAAAGTTATTGTTGCTACCTATGGGGTTGCTGCTGTTGGGATTAATATTCCTCGTGTTTTTAATCTTGTGCTTATTGAGCCCGGTAAGAGCTTTGTTCGAGTTATTCAGTCAATTGGTCGGGGTATTCGCAAAGCTGAAGACAAAGATTTCGTGCAGATCTGGGACATAACCAGTACATGCAAATTTGCCAAACGGCACTTAACCAAAAGAAAGCAATTTTATAAGGAGGCTAACTACCCATTCGTTGTTGAAAAAACCGATTGGCAGTAATTTATGTATATATTAACATTAGAAAATACCGCGTATGAGATGAATGAGATTCCAGACGAAGTCGAAGATCTGCGTTTCGCTATATTAGACAACAGCGATCCGAAGAATCCAGACTACTTCTTTATCCCACTGATCTTTTTGGAATCATTTAACAGTCCAGCATTGGTCTTGCGTATCGGCGGCCATTTGGTTAAGATGCCCGTAGACTGGCAGATACTCATTGGTGAGCCAGATTTTGGTGACTTGGAAGTTATACCTTTAACCTCAATCAACGATCGCGGATTCAGCGTATTCTGTTTTAATCCCTTAGACAGTTTCAAACCAGAATTTCATCCCGTGGAGATCATAGACATTTACCAAGACGTCAAATGGTATTTTCCAAAACTACGCCCGGGACAGATGTTAGCAGTGCCTATCACCGACGGTGAGCATCCGCTCTGTGCTTATTTTGTCAAAGATATAAGCCGTCAAAGTGAAGTGGTTGATTATGGCAAAATTTGGTAAGAAAGGATTATCAATGTGGAGACTTTGGGCTAAAGCATTGGGCCAAAAAGAAGGAATTTCCGATAGAGAAGCAGACGTAGTAGCATTACTAAGGACATCAATCGTGGCTTTATATATCATAACTAATCTATTCATTATAGCAGGAATTATAAGGCATTGGTAATGGGTAATCTAGTACCAGGTGGCACATACATATATGAAAGTCCGGATGGTGGTCTGACTACCTATGCCCGCCTAGAAGGTACCACAGAACGCATTATGATTGGGCAAAGCTGGCAGGCCAAAGAATTGGTTAAACAACGCATGTGGAATGACATATATCCAAAAAGGAATCTAAATCCAGCCTTGACAGACGCAGTAGAAAAATGTATAATTATATATAAGCTCTCAGAGGAATCAAAAGATGGCATTTAACCCACAACAATTTAAACAGAAAAAGAAACGGGCGGTAGATCCAAATGCTCCACCACGCCCAAATCTAATGAGTCATGATAAGACTATACGTGAAGGTCAGCAGGCATTTACACAGCTAGAAGATCGTGTGCGTAGACAATCAGAAGAACTAGAAACACTTAAAAACAAATACGCTGATCTACAGCAAAGCGTAGCTCAAATTCTTAACTATCTACGCAAAGGTCGCTAGTGAGCAATCCAGATCCCTTATATATCGGTAATGAGATGGCGGCATTTGATCGCAAGGATCGCGCCTATTATGACAAGTTTACCGACGAACAGCGTAAGAGCTTTTCAACATATCTAATGCTCAAGTATGGTGCCAATGTAAGTGGCAGTGGTGACATGCAGGCCTATTATCTAATGGCCACAAATGAGCGTGTAAACAAACACTTTTTTGACCTGAACCGGCATCCTAAACTACAGTGGTTAGCCTGTACATCAGTTAGCCCTGGTATGGGTAATCAGTTCCACTATTGGTTGAAAACCAAAAAGAAAGAAGGAGATAATAAGAGCCAAAAGTTCTTGGCTAAGTTGTATCCCACGATGAAATCAGATGAAATAGACCTACTAGCGAAGATCAATGATAAACGAGATATTGCAGACATGGCACGAAACCTCGGATTTGATGACAAATCAATTAAAGCCGAACTATAAGTGTAAGTATTGTTCAAAAGAGTTCCGCAAGGAGTCAACACTTGCGGCGCATCTGTGCGAAGAAAAACGTCGCTGGCAACAGGAAAAAGAAACAGGCGTGCAGTTTGGCTTACAGGCATACTTGCGTTTCTATGAACTAACACAGGGCTCAGCTAAGATGAAATCATATGAGGATTTCGTAGCTAGTCCTTACTATCGTGCATTCGTGAAGTTTGGTCGGCATATGGTAGGCATACGTGCGGTCAATCCTAAGATGTTTATTGATTATGTAATTAAAGAAAACAAGAAACTAGATCACTGGACGCATGAGCGAGTATATCTAGAATATCTTAAAACATATATGCGTAAGGAAGCAGTCCAAGATGCGCTTGAACGTGCTCTAAAGGAGATGCAAGATTACGCAGATGAACTAGGAGAGTTTAAAAATGGATTTAGTGATTATTTTAGGTTTGGTAATAGTAATCGCATCTGTCATCATATTGCTAACGGTAGAATTAGTCCTTGGATTGTGTTTAATTGCGATAGCGGCATTGCCTTTCTTGATACTCTTAATGATGATCAAATTGCTGTGGTTCTTCCTTGGATAGATCCAGACTATTGGCAACAGAAATTTCGAGACTATGTAGCAGATACAGAGTGGGTCAAACAGATATTGAAAGAAGCAGGCTTATAATGGATCAAGAATTAAAAGAAGAATTATTTAAACTGCGAAGTGAAATAGTTAAGATGCGCAATGATATAATATACATACAGCATTCTATATCAAAGATTGAAAAACAATTGATTAAATTAAATGAAACCAGTAACAAACCCGCAGAATTAAGAGAAAGTGATATCTCAACCTTATTTGGACCAGGTACTAAGATTGAAAAACTTTAAGTCAGATATTGATATTGATTTTGCTGATCGTGAGCAAGTTTTAAACTTGTTAAATGTTACACCAGCAAGTATTATCAAAGATAATAAACTCACACGCCATAATACAGGTGTTTATGCTACAGATATACCCGTAGACCCATTTTCAGGATCAGCAAGTTTAGACTATCAAGCCGCAGAAGAGCGCGGCTATATGAAACTAGACTTACTAAACGTTCATGTGTATAAACAAGTTCGAGACGAAACACATTTGATCAAGCTCATGCAGGAACCTGATTGGACCAAGTTATATGATCCCGCAATATGTCAGCAGCTAATACACATCAACAATCACTATGACACCTTACTTAAAATGCCAGAACCTGTAGATACGATTCCTAGACTGGCTATGTTCCTAGCAGTTATACGTCCAGGTAAACGGCACTTAATTGGCAAAACATGGAAAGATGTTAATGCTACTGTTTGGGATCGAGTTGAGGGTGAATATAGTTTTAAGAAAGCACATGCGATTGCTTATGCTCAATTGGTTGTAGTAAATCTTAACTTACTTTGCGAACCAGCGTAATACTGCGACGCTTTGATCTTTTATTGGCTATTTCTTTAAGACTTACATAAGGTCCATGTTTAATTTCTACATCCTTGCTGTTGAACGTTTTTAAACAAACCCTATATTCTACCCAATCCTGCTTTAAGAACACATTGATAGGTATCAGCCTATTGCTTTCCCACCACCATTGATCTGCTAGTTCCAAAAATACGGTCTTTTGCGCTAAGGTGCGCAGGGCCGCATAATCATAGATAGTCGTGATGATTTCATCTGAATTTTGTATGATACCAATATAGTCATTGCCGCCATAGGTAATATAGCTAAGGAATGGGTATTGATCTAGGAGTTTCTTGTAACTATCTTCCATAGGAACCGCGATA